TGCTCGTGTATGGGCAATTGTTGTTGACGTAAACGAAGCGACAGCCGGTGCTGACGAAGTTGATCGTGATCAGCTAGCGTAAGCTAATTGCAGGGGGGCTTCGGCCCCTTTGCTTATTTCTTAAAGGTATTTAATTTAAATGGCTTCTACGTATCTTGCACTGACCAATGAATTGCTTCGTCGTTTGAATGAAGTGACGATTGACCAAGGCGACTTCGCTAATGTACGTAACGTACAAGCGTTGGCTAAAGACGCTATCAACGCATCAATCCGCAAGATTATTCAATCTGCGCAAGAGTGGCCGTTTACATTAGCTACCAAAGAACAGACCCTAACTGCAGGAACTCGCACGTATGATTTCTCTGCTGACACATCGTCTGTTGATTGGGAATCCTTCTACATTAAAGAATTGACTTCTCAAGGCAACTCTCCTTCTCGTTTACCTGCAATCTCCTACACAGATTATCTTGAAAACTATCGTGTTGCAGATGACACGAACGATTCAGGATCAGGTATTGGTGCGCCTATCCGTGTGTATCAAACACAAGAACAAAAGTTTGGTGTAACTCCAGTTCCAAACGCAGAATATGTTGTTGAGTACAAGTACTGGACTTTCCCGAATAATCTTGTATTGTTTAGTGACACTTGCGTCATCCCATCTCGATTTGATCATGTAGTTATTGACGGAGCGATGATGTACATGATGCGCTTCCGCTCTAACGATCAAAGTGCCCAGATTCATCAGAATGATTTTGTTGAAGGCGTAAAGATGATGCGTCGAGTGCTTGTCGATGATCCATTGATTGTGCGCTCCACTTACAATCCTCGTACTCTTTACAGTTCTGTCCTTAACACACGAGTGGTTTAATGGCAGATAATTTAAATATATTTTCTGTATCTTGCGAAGGTGGTTTAAACACAAACAGAGACGTATTGTCTCAAGGGCAAACTAACCCCGGAAGTACAATCCGCTTAATCAACTATGAGCCATCTGTTTCAGGTGGCTATCGTCGTATTAGCGGGTATGAAGAAGCATATCCAAGTCTACCCGGAACTGGGGCAGTTTTAGGCGTATGCGTCGCTAACAATATTAACGATGGTATTTTGGCATGTCGAGAGCCTACAAGTGGCAGTGACTATCTACACTATTGGGATACTGGAACATCTGCTTGGGTAGCTGTGACTACATCGGGCAGTCCTACAATGACTGGTGTAAACAAAATACGATTTCATCGGTATAACTGGTCTGCTGATAAAGTTATTATGGTAGACGGGATTAACCCCGCCGCTACCTACGATGGTACAACGTACACACAGATTACTCATACGAATGCTCCTACAAAACCTAAGTATGTGACGACGTTTAAGTCGCATATGTTTATGGCAGGACAAAGCACAAGTCCTAACTCTTTATACTTCTCTGCACCTTTAGATGAAACTGATTTTAGCATCGCTAACGGAGCAGGAGAGATTAATGTCGGTTTCGATATTGTTCAAATTAAAACATTCCGTGATGAATTATACATCTTCGGCACAAACAACATTAAGAAGGTGGTAGGTAGCAGTGTTGCAGATTTCCAACTCTTACAAGTAACGAATGACTTGGGGTGTATAGCCTCTGATTCTGTTGTGGAATTGGGAGGTGACCTTCTCTTCATTGGACCTGACGGCTTACGCCCAGTATCAGGTACTGACCGGATTGGGGACGTTAACTTGGAAACTATTTCTAAGAACGTACAGTCTATCTTTAACGATATCGTATTGAACCAAGATTTGGATGGATTGTCTTCAGTGATTATCCGTCAGAAGTCTCAATTCCGTATGTTTTTTTCAACTGCCGAATCTCAAGGTGTGATTGGCGCATTACGTCAACAGCAGAATGGTAGCATCGCATTTGAATTTGGTCAGCTTCTGGGTATAACGGCTACATGTGCCGATTCAGGTTATATCGGACAATACGAATTTGTGATTCATGGAGACTCTAACGGTAAAGTGTATCGCCAAGAGCGTGGCACAGATTTTGATGGAGCAGAAGTATTCTCTTTACTTCAAACTCCATTTTATCACATGGACGATCCAGAACTCCGCAAGAACTTTTTAAAACTTTCGACATATTTGAAAGCAGAAGGCGACACAGACATTGTGTTGGGTATCGTGTACGACTACGAAGATGTCAATGTATCTAACCCAACCAACTATGATATTACAACACGGGGTGCGGCGGCTTTCTTTAACGAAGCTACCTATGATGCACAAGCGATTTATGATGGTAATCCGTCACCTGTTGTAAAAACATCGTTTGCAGGTTCAGGAACTTCAATTTCAATTAAATATGTAACTAACGATACGAACGCAAGTCATTCTATTCAAGGATTTGTACTGTTGTTCGGTTTGGGAGATCGTAGGTAATGGCTGGGTACAGTAGACAATCCGTAGCAGATATCATCGCAGGTGAGGTAGTCAAAGCCGCACCACTTAACGCTGAATACAATGCGTTACGTGATGCATTTGCTTTTTCAGGTGGACACACTCACGATGGGTCTTCTACTGAAGGTGCATTTGTCCCTCTTATCGCAGACACTGACGGCAATAACAAAGTTGTAGTAGATTCTACAAATAACCGTGTCTCTATCTACACTGAAGTTGGTGGCTCTGCTGTTGAGCAGATTCGCATCCAAGATGGTGCCATTGTACCTGTAGGTGACGATGACATTGATCTGGGGGCTTCAGGAGCGGAGTTTAAGAATCTCTGGATAGATGGTACTGCAAACATTGATGCGCTTGTTTCAGCGGCTGTTACGCTGACTGGTGGCACAATTGATGGCACGACGATTGGCGCAACAACTCCTGCCGCAGGTACATTCACAAACCTCACTTCATCTGGTACTTCTACTCACGCTAGTGTAGACATTAATGGTGGTACAATTGACGGTACTGTTATTGGTGCAAGTTCTGCTGTTGCAGGTTCATTTACAACTGTATCAACATCGGGTCAAGCAACATTAGCATCTGCTGACATTAACGGCGGTACAGTAGACGGTGCTGTCATCGGCGGTGCTACTCCAGCGGCTGGTACATTTACCAACCTGACTGCTAACACTAGCATCAGTGGCACACTGACTGGAGATGTTACAGGTAACGTCACTGGTAACTTGACTGGTAACGTGACGGGTAATGTCACAGGCAATGTCACTGGAAATGTGACAGCGTCTACAGGCACTTCTACATTCAACAATGTTACAGTCAATGGTACGCTTGATGTAACTGGTACTACCATTGCTAACGTCACAGATCCTGTACTTGCTCAAGATGCCGCTACTAAGAACTATGTCGATACGAATGACGCACTGAAACTGAACCTTACTGGCGGCACCATGTCCGGTGCCATCGCTATGGGTACGAACAAGATCACAGGTCTTGGTACTCCAACTGCAACAGCAGATGCGGCTACTAAAGGTTATGTTGATACTTCTGTAGCTAATGTCATTGACTCAGCACCTGCGGCTCTAGATACTTTAAATGAGTTAGCGGCGGCTTTAGGCGATGATGCTAACTTCTCCACAACTGTAACAAACTCCATTGCAACTAAACTACCACTTGCAGGTGGTACCATGTCTGGTGCTATCGCAATGGGTACGAATAAGATCACTGGCTTAGGCGATCCTACACTTGCACAAGATGCGGCTACCAAAACATATGTAGACACAGCAGATGCTACGAAGTTAGACCTATCAGGTGGCACAATGACTGGTGCCATTGCAATGGGCACTAACAAGCTGACAGGTGTTGGCGATCCAACTGCGAACCAAGATGCCGCAACTAAGAATTATGTAGACACACAAGATGCGACTAAGTTAAGTCTGTCTGGTGGCACGATGACTGGTGCTATCGACATGGGTGCGAATAAGATCACTACGACTTATACGCCAACTGACAATGCAGATTTAACTACAAAGACATATGTTGATAGCATTCTTGGTTCTGCTACTGCGGCGGCTGACAGTGCGGCGGCGGCGGCAACAAGTGAAACGAATGCCGCTACATCTGAAACGAATGCGAGTAACTCAGCATCAGCGGCGGCTTCATCTGCATCTGATGCGGCAACCTCCTACGACAACTTTGATGATCGTTTCTTAGGTGCTAAGGCATCTGACCCCACGTTAGATAACGACGGGGACGCTCTGATTACTGGTGCAATCTACTTCAACACGACTGACGATAAGATGAAAGTCTAC